TATAATTTTTCTCAGGGCTCACCGCTGCGCCCAACGCATATGGATGATTCCAATTACCACCAAAATCAAATAAATATATTACATAATCAGCAGGTATTTCTACCGAGTCTTCATTAAAAGACAATCTATGTAAATATTGTTTCTGTAGTTTTCGATTCTCCAACTCTGTATAAATAGGATATTTCTTCTTACCTAAACCTACCGTATCCGTCGGTTTAGGTTTTAATGTATCTCGCTCAGCCTCTACTCTCTTGCGCGTTTCTACATAACGTTTATACTTAGCTTCGCTATCCTCACCATCAATCTTAATCTTATTAAATTCAGCCAACACTTGATTCTGTAATGCATACATTTCATCAACAGATTTCTCAATAGGATTATCCACTTGATTTTGTACATATTTGCCCATAGGTACTGTTGTATTTTCTACAATAACTATCGATGTAGGCATTAAGGTTTTCAAAGTATCTGCATATTCCATATTTGAATAAACATAGTTTTTTACATATACATTGGATAGATCAGATTTCGAAATGACAACTTTAGAATCAATCCGTGCCTCATCAATGTAAGGCTTCAATTGATCTGGTGTACCACCAAAAGCCAGTTGTACATATGAACCGCCTTGTAAGAACGGGGGATTACTATGTAGATGAATATTCTTTGCAAAGCTAGGTATTTGTTTAGGAAACCCTGAAATCGTAGCAACTAGCTTATAATCCTTAGGATTATTAACAGGATACTCAATTAACTCTATGGGCTTAAAAAATGCCTCTATTGATTCTTTTATCTCCTCTTTAGTTCTAGCCGTATACAGATCATAGGATTTCCCTTTATTCTTTTCAAGAAAGGCTTTAAATTCTTTATCACTTGCTTTATTCTTATCTGCACGCGTTCTGTAGGATGGAATATTAACTGGATTCGTTAATTTAATTTCCCCGTGTCCATTTTTTCTCATATAAGGACTTACGATACGTAATGGTTTATCTCTACTGCCATATCCATAGCCTTGCTTATTTGTTTCTAACGTATTGTAGCGTGTAATTTGTTTGAGTTCCTTTTCATCCCGATCATTATAAAGGAGATCAAAAATTTGATACTCCACCTTCATATCTGACTTTTGTAGTTCTAATAATCGTTGTTTAGCTCGTTTCTGACTTTGTGCTTTCAATAACTCAATTTCTTCTGCTGAAAGCTTTCTTGGTGTTTTTGAATTACCCATCCCGACTCTTTTAAAAGCACCAGGAATAACTTCAACAAACTCTGACTTTAAAGAATCTTCAGATTTTATATTACTTTTGATTGTAATACTTGACGTCTGACTTTGATTTTCTACTGATACAGCCAAACTAGATTGACAAGACAATGCTAGCGAAAGCATGCATAAGGCAACACTTTTTTTAATCATATCTCTCCCATAAAACTCTGCTCATACCGATATAAAAGAAGGACCTACAGTGAACTGTAGGTCCTTATATTTGGTGCGGTTGGAGGGACTTGAACCCTCACGAGCGTACGCTCACCACCCCCTCAAGATGGCGTGGCATTTAACGCACATCTACAAAACCAACAAATGCGGTAGTTATCTACTTTGTTAATGTCTATATAGTTATATATTTCATTATATTTTTATATAAAATGATGTCAAAATGATGTCATTAATATATATTATCTCCATATGAACTTTACGACTATATTTAGGACGTCATCACATATGTAGAAATCGGATACAAGACCATATTTATCAATTGTTTTTTCCAAGTCTTCTAACAAGCATTCATATATATCGGCTCGTGCTATATGTCCTGTATATGTTTCTGAAAATCGTTCTACAATATTTGATAATTCTTCATGTACTCTGATATATCCTTTTGTATGAAATGCACTATAATCAAAGTTTATTTTATAAATTCTATTTTTAACTAACTGTTGTGCTAGTTGGCTGTAACTCATATGATACCACCTACTATTCTTCGATAATCTCATAGGACAATAGCAAATCATCAATGAGACCTCGCACGCCTTCTTCGTTGTATTCCTTTGGATCAGGAACGACCTCACCAATCCAGTCGGCCGTCCAAACGTAATCAACACCTTCAGGCCATACGAAGTTAGGAAATTCTTCTTCCATGTCGCCATCATTCCATGCGTCCTTATCCCACTTACCAATGCAAGGAGATTGGCGCATTTCCCTTTCATATATCATTTCCCACGCTTCCGCATAAGATTCAGCAGTTCCCATTACTTGATGTAAGTTAGACGTACAATTAATTACTTTTAACATTTTATGTTCCTCCCCGTATAATCTAGTCATTCCTTGACGAGTTACAAGCCAATTCTTTCCTGACTTTCTAGCTTCATCATCAGTAAATTGTTTGTTTGCATATCGCTTTAAACAACATTGCTTAATAGAATCAGCTGGTACATTCCATCTTTCACCAGCCTCTTGTGTAGTCATTACATCAGCCAATTTCATTATAATACTCCCAATATAACTAATAGATTATAAACAGATAATACAAAGGCAATAATGCTAATTATTAAAGTTAATCTTGAAATCATATGCTCGCCATTGTTATAATAGTTAGGAAGATTGGGGCTCTTTCGAGCCCCTGTGGTTACTGATTTAATAACTGTATTATCGCGATTGCAAGTTGGATAAACGCGGTTATTATCGGTAGCCACTTTTTTATTTTCTTCCTTAACTTCTTCAATGGCATCACCTCCTTCCTTATGTCTATATTATAACACGTTTCCGTGTTACATGCAATAGTTTTTTATAATTTTTACAAACAAAAACAGCCTACTAACTCAGATATTATCTGGGTCGGTAGGCTATTTATATTATAAGTTACTATTTCTTTATAGGTGCTGATAAATGTATGTTATTTAATATAATGTCCGCATCAGATTTATCCAACGTTTCTCCAGCTTTTACTTTATCTAAAATCACTAATAATTTATCTTTGGCATCATCCAAAAATTCTGCAATCTTATGTAATCCGCTTTTTCTGATACTATCTGCTGACTCACTATATTTTACAATAAAATACTCTAACATATTTATAAATTTATCTGAATGTAAATAATCTTGAATATAGTTATCTAATATAGTATCCATATGCTCCCCCTATGATTTGTAAAATACTAGTTATATATATTATATCATTTTGAAAATAAAAAAGGCCTATCAACCTAGATGTTCTTCTAAGCTGATAGGCTTTTGTTATGTTATTCACTTATAAACAATTACTTTACTACTCAATTAACAACTAATAGTTGATAATTGCGTGTATCCACCATTACACGCTATGGAGATGCTCGGATCACCTCAATCTTTTGCGACTAAATAAATTACAGTACCGCCTAATAGGATATTTAATAATTTACTATTTCGTTGTTGTGCTTTCGCTTTTTTGATTTCGTTCTTCTGCTGTTCTAAGTATATCTCGGCTTTGGTTAATGATAGTTTTTGCTCGTTCAGCATCTGCTCTTGCTTTTGCAGTAAGTTCCGTGCCTCTGTTAATTGCGTTTTCTGTTCGTTGATTAAGTTCAATGCTTGTGCTAATTCGTTCTTCTGTTCGCTCGTTGAGAGTTTTGCTATTTTCAACTGCATCTCTAGCTCGTTGATTGTAGTCAATTGATTGTTGATTGTACTCTCTAGCGTGTCGAAGTTCATTTTCAGCGTTGCGTATTCCTGTGGTGTCAATGTTACTGGTTCTGTTGGTGTAGAACCATATGCCACAGGCGATAATAATAACAATACAAATAGGAACAGAGATGTAATGAGCGTGAATAAAGTTTTTGATTTTGTCATTCATACTTCCTCCTAATCATACATATAGTTAACATCAACTTCTTTGTCAGCTACCATTCCGCAATCACTATATTGCCATATTCTGATATTTGGATAATCACATTGCGAATCATATTGTGCACACCATACAGGAACGCTTGGCATTTGACTATACGCATATGTTTCATCCCACAATAGAGAATATCCGCTATATACACCTACATTTTGAAATCCAGCACTCCATAATGTATTTACAAACCGACTAATACAATTAGTCATTCCTTGGCTTGTTAATGCTCCTGCATTAATCATATTACGTAATTGCCTATGTTCTTCGTAGTCATACCAAACACCAGCTTGTAAATGGTAATCAGTATAACCATAACTATTGAGCGTGTTAATTACCCATTCCGCCTCTTGTACTGCGGTTGCCTCATCGTATGCATGACTAAAATAATATACACCAACTTCAAGACCTGCATTTAATGCTGCAGTTATATGTTGCTCAAAGAATTCATCAACGTTATAGTTTTCACCTAATTTAATGATTACGAATTCATTGCCTTCTTCTTTGGCTTGCTGCATGTGGCACTCATCATAATAAGGTGTTCCGTTTTCGTTCTCTTGCCATGCTGAAATATCAAACCCTTTTCTCATTCTTATCACTCCTTTCTGTCATGTTTTGTAATGGTGGTAATTTAGGCTGTTCTTCCAATTTGTCAGGAATACCATTTCCGTCTTTATCAATCCATAGTGCAAGGAAACCAACTAATGCAGTTAATACTGATGGGATAAAAATATGATCTATGATATTTATCCCTACATTAATCAGTTTGTTCATATCATCAGAAACATATCCTTGAATGAACACCATAATGTACTCAACCACCACTAATAAAATAGGTACTAGCATTGTTAGTACTAGTACCCTTGTTGCAAGAACACCTGTAGGGTGGAAGTTGGCCACCCTTACAGATTGATATGATTTTTTGATTGTGTTAATGAGTTTTATTGGTAAATTCATGGAAATCACCTCTTAACTCATCAACTCTATTTTCTATTCCATCAACACGTGCAGTTAATTTCACGTGTTCCGTATAAGCCTTTGTACGTTGCACACGAGATAACTTAATTTCATCTTTTAATTCAAGCAATGTTTGATTCAATGTACCCATGCGTTCAGTGAAAATCAAATTATCTTGCATGCGTTCATCACTTATCCGTGTCAGAATAGGCAAAATTAAAAGGCGGTAACTTGCACCGCCTATAATTGCAACAATTGATAGTGTTGTTAGAATATCATCTAATTCAACTTGCCATGTCCACATGCAACCACCTCTTATAAGTCATCAACGGCTTTATTGATAGTAATGAGTTCTTTATTGTGATATTCAAGAGTAGCACCTGAAGGGGCTTTAATTTCAGAACCTGTCCAAACTGTAACAGGTTGAGTTGCATACATAACAATTCTATACAAATTAGGTGCGTTTTGAACCGATAAGGTATTAAAGTTAGTATTATTATAAACATTACTAATATCACAATATGCAATTTGATGATGAGTGCCTGTTAAATCATCTTCTTCATCGTATACAGCCCATTTTACGTTATATTTGTCTGTGTATTCAGAAATCATTGTCAATCCATTTGGCATATTAGGTGCTGTATATTTTGGTGCTTGCGGAACTCGCACTGTGAAAGTACATATCTTTTCTTCATTTGGCAAATATAATTCAACAGTGAAATCTTCCGAATCTGTCGGAACATCAATATGTACAGCTTGTTTTAAACCGCTACCATTCCATTGTCGCTTGTCTTGACCATTAATGCTAGTATAAAATCCAGTAGGAATTGAACCTCGTAATTCAGTATCACCTAAACTTAATGGAGTAAAAAAATCTGTGAATTCTTTTTGCCCCCAATGATTCGAATCACCAATATCAGCACCGTTTCTAACATCAATTAACGCCTCAGTAATTAATTGATAGACATCACTACCCGTAGGCATTAATCCTATTCCTTTTAATGCATTCGTTAATTGTGCTACATCCAACCCTATACCATCATCCCCCTTAGGGCCCTTTAGAGATTCTAACTGTTCGGCCGTAAAATCCTCATATCGGAATGGATCGCCCTTATCACCTTTACCTCCTCGCAATCCCTGTGCAATTGGAATTATTACATCTACTACTTTAGGCACTTTCGCTTGAATATCAACTACTGTATATTCTTCATTATTTTGCATATTATTACCCCCTAATGCATTGATACGTCATGAATGATGGTTAATTTCCCCATCACTACTTTATATTGGTGTTCTCCGATGATAATAAACACATCGTATCGACCTTTTTTAACAAATTTATGCACTTTACTATTTGTACGGCCCAATACTTCTACAATAATTACATTATCTTGAATATGACAATCTGCCACCGCAAGTATATTGTCCATATCGTCTCTGAATTTACATACCGCCCTTGCATTGCTTATATCAACTCCTTCTTGTAGTTGATATGCTCTACAATAATCACTGGCAATATGCCATTCTTCATCAACTGTTTTGATTTGGTTTGACATCATTATCTAACTCCATTAATTCATTATGGATACACCCATCTGTAGGGCACGTACCATCTTCATTTAATGTTGCCCAACAGTATTCACAAAAATGCATCACTGGTACATCAGATTTGATTTCGTAGTTATCCATTATTTGACCTCCTTAATCTTGGCTACCATTTCGGCATTGAGTTTCTTAAATTGTTCTTGTAAATCATCATATGGCACATTAGCTAAACGTCTACGTAGTAACGCTTGGTCTAGCGTTGCAAACCGTTCGTCATAATACTTACGGATTTGTGCAATACGTTCCGCTTTTGTTGGCTCATATTCCGTTACAGGAATATCAACGAATGCACCATTTACATATGCTTTGCCATTTGTGAATTGGGCCTGCATTTCACTATCCCCTGTTACGATGTTAGCAGATGGGTATGTTTGTTTGGCTAATTGTTCTGTTTCTTCAAGAGTATCCGCATGAACACCTACAACGTAGGAAGTTTGGCGAACACCTTTTTCGTCTAATACAAATACATACATATTCTTGTCCTTTCTTGGAGGTTACTATGAAATTAATTGAGAAATTAAAAGGGGCTCATGAACGCCCCTATGTAGCATATAAAGTTGTAGGTTATTATTCCTCTTATCAAGAGGCTAAGGTGGCATTATACAATGTCCATACATTAGATGATGTGTATCATTCATGGTTAGAGTTGCATTCGTTAAATGTTTCACCACATACCATAAAAGGATATGAATGTGCCTATCATCATGTATCATCTATATCTCACCGCCCTATCAACGAAATCACATATATAGAATTGCAAAATATAATATCGGATATGTTAAAGAGCGGACTCTCTTATTCATCATGTAAGAAAGTTCGCTCTTTACTTAATCAGTTATATTCATTTGCAATTATTAATGACTGGTGCTCAAAGTCATATAGTCAATATTTGAATATTGGCCACAACATCCCTAAACGTCCTCGTAAGGTGTTCACCACCAATCAAATCAACCGCTTATGGAATCTCAATGCAGAATTGCCCTTGATACTCTTATACACTGGAATGCGTGCTAGTGAATTAATTAATCTTAAAAGCACCGATATAAATCGAAAGCAACGTTATTTAAAAGTTACATCAAGCAAGACTAAAGCAGGTATCCGCATCATTCCCATTCATCATCGCATATGGCCCTTTATCGAATATCGACTATCTAACAAATGGATCATAAATGAACGAAATTATGTTTCCCTTTCTAATGCTTTTAAATTAACTATGAAGGCTATTAACGCTAAACATACTCCACATGATTGCCGTCATTCATTCGCTACTAGATTAGATGATGTAGGTGCTAACTATAATGCAAAACGATTATTATTAGGCCATGCATCATCTAATGTTACCGATGGCGTATATACACATAAATCACTTAGACAATTACGCAAGGCCATTGAAATGCTTAAATAACCAAGGGGGAAGAAAATTAAATTTAACCATTTATGATGGTAAAAAATATGATGTTCAATTTCCTATTGCATATGCAAAAGAATGTATTGGTGTGTTACAAACATTAGAATGGCCTACTGCTATTGGTGGGGCATCAGTTGCTTACACCGATAAAAGAACTACTACTGGTTATACAATCGTTGCTGATGCATCTAGCGCAGCATATAATAGTGATTTATTTTATATTGCGTTCGGAATTTAGCCAAGGGACATATAGATGTGTAAGAGGAAATAGAGAGGCTACTATAACACTACCTATTTCGTACAGTAAATTTTTTATTCCAGTTTCTAATCCAGAATATGATGTTATTCGTAAATTCAATATTAATATGGTATCAATGTATTCTGGTATGGAAGGATTGAGCAAAGTACATCTAACCACTGATGTTTGGGGCGATAATGATGTAGATAAGGAAATATATTGTTGGTGGTTAACAGTAGGTATTTAACCAAGGGACATATGATTTACATGTTCAGCCGAATGATATATGGACATATCCATTATCTATAACAAAATGTTTAACAATTCAAGTTACAGACCAAGGAACTGGTAGAGCAACATTTAGTGTAGATCATATCGATAATACAAAAGCAAGAGTATTTGGTGCTGGTGGTAGAATACCTAGAATATTTATGATTGGTACTGTCTAAATACCCAAGGGGGAAAAGTAAATATTATTGTAGGGCGTAATATTTACAATGATGACACTGTATACCCTATTGCATTTAATAATCTCCCATCAGTTAATATTATTAATATTGCTGATACATTAGACCAAGATGGCTGGGTAACTAGCGCAATTAAATCTATCACAAATTTAAAATTCACCTATATGACTGCACAAAATAGTGTAACTAGCATTAGTTGGATTGCTATTGGTAATTAACCAAGGGGGAAACAACAGTAATACCCAAGCATATTACGATATAGGAAGTCAACAAAGGCAAGAGCAATTTACATTTCCTGTATCGTTTAAATCCAAGCCATTATATGTACATCCATATGCAATTAATAAAGTAGAATTAAGACATTTATCACGGATTGCAATTAGTGATAGTCAGATTACATTAACTGGATTTACAGCAGGAATTAGTGAGAATTCTAATGTAGTAGAACAAATTAAAATGAGGTATATTGCTTTAGGCGTTTAAATCCCAATAACACACCATTCAATGATTGAATCTGCTTTCAACATTGTTTGATAACTAGAATGTACTTCATATCGCATATCTATTTTAGATATTCTTCTTGTGATAGTACTTGCTCCTGAATTCCCCCAAAATATTGATGTATCACTAGCAATAATACCAAATGTATGGAATACATGATTGCTCGTAAAAGCAATAGGAAATATAACTTTATTTGTTGTTGTTTCTAAATTGTTAGGATCTGATTGCTTTTGCTCGCCAGCCTGTTGTTTTCCCCCTTGGATAATTAAATTCCCAAACAGCTTGCCCAAACAGATATACCACGCATTTACATTACTGAAATCATATCTGATTCCAAGGCCTGTTGCTTTCTCACTTTCCAAGGCATTGACTACATCGTTTGCGTTTTTGATGTTTAGTCCTCTCAAAATGGTTTTCACAAGTTGTAAAGTAGGTGCTTTTGCTAATGAATCGCTATTATCTACGCTAGTAATCATGTTATTTACTTGCTGAATGATAGCATTGAAACGATCGTCATGTGCATGTTCATCGGAGTTATGTCTTTCCAACTGTTCATGCGTTACTAATGCCCCCATGTTAACAGTTAGCGATACATTCCCCGTATTACTAAATACCATTCCGATGGTTAATTCTTGAGATACAACTACTGAACCACCTTCTGCCGGCATTCTGTCCGGTTCAGGGTCCGTAAGGTATGCATACAATATTTCGCCTTTATCAGGATCTTGTGCAAATAGTCCAATTTCAGACATTCGGAAAGCTTCATGTATGCCAGTATTAGTTATAAATGTATCAACGCTTACGATTTTACCTTCTTGTTTAACTACGAAATTAGTAGTCTCCCATTTAGAGGAGATTACATCAGTTAATACCAATGGATTCGTTGCATTAACACCACTACCGACTTTGATTTTAGTGAATGTCAATTTAGTTTTACCTGCATTTACCTTCGCTTGAAGGTCCGCACCGGCATCAGTCATGGTTGCATTTGACCATTCTGCCATATATTCCTCCTATCTAACGCTATTATCTAGCGCTACATTAATCTTCGTTTTTTTCGATTCAACGGTGTAAGACGTTACATGAGTATTCAAATTAATGCGCCATGCGTTCGTGAAATCACACTTGATATTCACTTTCTTAGATACACCGCACCACCCGGCAAAATATTTATTGAAGTTAATTCGTCGAATGAATTCAATACCATCTAACCAGGAACGTACATTCTTGGCCGTATTGATAGCACGCACAAGCTTAGCAATATCCGATTCACCATTTAATGGCGCCGTAATGAGCGTAACCTTGAAATAATAAGGCTTCCCACCATATTCGAACCATTCTGCAATCTTAGAATCAGAATATACAGTCTGTACGGCCTTTTCGACTGCGTATGGTGTACCTTTATGCCTATGAATATCAATTGAATTCTTCACCAATTCGCGCTTAGTTGCTATTGGTAATCCACTATCATAATCATCGACATGTAATTGATACGCTAAATGATCAATGACACTCTCTGATTCAGTATCCATAGATGACCACAATAGCAATGTATTCGTATCCATGAATTCGGCTAGCGTATCATCCCACGTTTTAGCAAGGGCTTTAATTGGTTCCTTATCGATTGAGGAGGGAAGATGTTCCGCGCTTGTATACTTACTATCACGTATCATTCTTCCTCACTTCCTGCGAACACTACGGCGATTGTATTAGCTACTGCCACACCACTTTGTTCTGCAATCGGAGTAAATACAGGTGCCGTTACTTCAACGCGTTTAATACCAGATACATCCATGAGCATTTGCACCAATCGACTAGGCACTATATCACGGCCTAATTTAGACTTTTGCCATATTACATAATCGTTGACCGCTTTATCAGCCTTAGTTTTTACCACTGTTGCATCGGCGCCTTTTTCGATGTAATACTTAGCGTCAATGTTATATTGCGTAGTGGTAGGTGCTAATACAGTTAGCTTATCTGTTAATGGTCTACGTTTCTTATCAGACAAATAGTCTGTAATAGTCTTGAGTAATTCTTGCTCTGGAATACCGCCACCAGATAACAATGGGTAGATATTAACTTCCCCAGGATGTGGAGATGATACACCTACATCGGCCACTAGGTGTGATGCAGATTTTGTAAAATACTCATAGGCACCTTCAGGACCTGCCACAGAGAATGATTCAGGAGCCTCATGAATACGTTCACGATAGGCTTCGTCATCCTCTGTATCAGAGCCCCCTTCAGATAATGTGGTGTTACTCATCGTATCCACATACGCTATAGGATCAATAATTGTACTTATTTCACCTGGTTTAAACCCATTACCTTGAGCGCCCGTGCGTTGTGCTTCTGCTTTTATGGATCCATTGAATTTACCTGGTAGAATTACCAAATCTTCAACAGTAGCAAAATATTCGCCACCTTCTGTGGATATCCTTGTACCCTTTGGAATAATGACAGAATTTGTACGCACTGCTGACAATGTAGCTTGGATAGTCGTAGTCGCTTTTGTTTCCTGTAGCCGCTCAACGGCAGCAGGAACTGCTCCAACATGGTCCAAGTTATCACCTTCTGCATAGGCTAATAGATTTTGTTTAGCTGCATAATTTGCATCATTCAATAATCGGATAATAATTTCCGAAATTACATTTAAAAATAAAGTAACAGGGTCGCCCTCTCCCAAGGTTCGCCCTGTTATTGTTGTGTAAATATCGAATACCTTCTGTTGAACATATTCTTTGTCAGTATTAAAAAATTCAACATTAGGTAAATCAGATAATCTCATACAGTCACCATCACTTTCGGAATCAACGCACCATTTTGTGTGGCGGTAAATGATATATCACTAATTTTGGCACGTGGTTCGTACCGTTTAATTTGTTGGAATATGTCATTAGATAGATGCGCTTGTGCTTGATGAATAGGCATATCAATAATGCGACCATCAATACCAAACTCCCTATCTAGTGGCACACTACCACGAACAGTAGAAATAATCGTTTGCACATTCTGCAAAATCTCAGCGACCTCACTTTCAGGTGCTAGCGATATCCTATTGTCCGTAACTGGTTTAATTTCATACGTTGCTGACATGGCTAGAACCTCCTCAATATTGTATTAACTTTATTGAACTTCTGACCATATTGGTTTAGCATTGACTTTTCTTCTACTGTGTTCTTATCTGGGTATTCTTCAAGTGTTAGCGATACTTCAATAGATTGTGTCTTCCCATATGCATCCGTGAATAGACTATCTTCGCTCATAGACATGATGACAAAGTAGTTTTGACTAACAGGCTTACCACCGATAATAAACGGCAATACAGCTCCTGTATCGCGATAATTTCGTAACTTCTTAACAGTACTATCTGGAGATTGTCCAAGCGATGAAGAAATAAGAATTTTACATGTTATTTGTTCTACGTCCGGCCCACTAAATTGTTTAACCGGCTTTTCTAGCATCAAATTATGCTTTTCCCATCTAGCACTGCCTGAACGCGTTACATCAGATACAGTAAGCACATTGTCTAATGCGGTATAGAATACTATATCCGCTAAATAACCGATATACATCTATACCTCCTAAACTGGCCCTGATGTTGTAGAACCGCCAGACTCTACACCACCATGCACATGATGAACTAAGGAAATACCATTGACCACCACATCGCCACCATTTGAATTAATAGATAGTGTACCACCAACATTAAGAGTCATATCTCCAGGAACAGTGAGCACACGTTTGCCATTATCCGCACCATCTGGTGTCGGATCCGCAGTACTAAAGAATGTACCAATGATAAATCCATCGGAAAACCCACGTCCGGACCGATTAGGCAACATAATACACAATACCTGGTCATCAATTGCTGGCATCCAATAGTCCTTATCATGTGCTGCACCTCGATTAATGACAGATAATGGCGCCGTAACAACACCTTCTCTATCAAGGCGCGTAACAACGGCTTTACCTTCTTCAGGAATTGTACTTGAAACATTTCCAATGAATATCATATCTGCTAATGCAGATAATATATCAGTAGCCATTTAAACACCTCCTTACATCAATCGACGTTGAATAATTGGCCCCTAATGTATGCGTTGCTTTCGTAATTAAATAATTACCATCGAATACCCCAAATCCTTCGAGTTTAACCGTAACCGATGCCATAATAAGAGGATTACCAGGGAAACTAAAAGACATTGTATCGGCTTCCTTGTTGGCTTCTCTTAGCTTCTTTTTAGCCAATCTCTTTGCCTCCGCTTTGTCTTTTACCTGCTCATTAACCTCTAATACAGCAAGGTACGTATGGCCCTTACGGTCAGGATCTTCAAACGTATCCTCAATCACAGTTTTCTTATCCTTATTGGTGTATTTCACATGACATGCACGATATACCTCACGAGTTTTACTTTTATATGAATAAGATAAAGCCTTAGTAATAATTAAAGGCGGTTTTTCACCTTCTTTAGTCTGTACAGGTTGATACTGGCCACCTGGTCTACGAATTATAACTTTAGGCTTAACATTTTCGTATTTGTAATCATCGAATATAATCAACTGTTCAGTGGATACTTTAAGAGAAAACCCCGCATCATTGCATAGTTTCTGCAAGAATGCGAGGTCTGATTCAGCACTTTGATAGGCATCTTTTAACGGTGGGTCAAAATCAGCATCCCATACTAGCTTTAACTTATTATCTTTTGCCTTTTCGGTAGCAATCGCTTTCAGCGTTGTGGCTTTCCACGATTTGTCTTTCTTTTTCTCCCGTAAGTCAGTACTACCGATAATAGCGACACCTTTGATTTTGACTACATCAGGAAGGCTACTTCCCTCAAATTCATCAATTTCAAATTTACCGATTGGTAATGTAAATTGTTCATCCCCTAATTTCTCCCATGCTACGGTATTAATAGCGACTTCTAGTAATGATCCTTTCACAGGATACCAATCACCGACCCATAAACGGCCCCTATCCTCTAATGAAATGGCTACATCATCTACAGTCCCTGAAAGGTTATCTGTGAAAGTTACATCAAGAAGGTATTTACTAATATCGTCGGTGATGTCCTTTGACGCCTTACTCCCCCAATGTTGGTACCCAATCGTACACCATGCCCGCCGTGCTAATTTCGTTTGTGGCGTTAAGTCTTTCTTCCATTTTTGGACCTTAGCTAGGCTCTTTTGTAAGCTCATATACTATCGCCTCCATGGTGGTAAGAATTCAGGTAAGGCATCAGCAGGGACATCTGGGCATGTCAACACAACACCAGCGGAAAATATCGCCGTATTACGGTGCTTTTGATTGGCTTCTAATAATAGATTGATGTATCGTTCGTTACCGTACACCTTATAGGCGATTAAATCCCACATATCCCCTTGTATTGTTGTATAGTTAGTCATAACTCAACCTCCGTTGTCCGGCGGTATAGCTACGCATCATTTGTTCAAATTCACGCATTTTAGCGTCTAATGCTGACATAATATCATCTGTTGAAGAACCATTACCCGCGTTAATAACTGGTGCGAAAGTAATTTGTACAGGTGCACCACTATTACTAGATGAGGATGTTACAGGTACGCTAGGTGCTAATGATACAGTAGGTGCTACAGCTGACTGCGCACCACTCACACCTAACATCCGCCCGGCCGTTTGCCATAAATTCATAGCATTTGCACTACCATCAATAGGTACAATTACTTCAGGATATCCAGCTTCACCAATTAACGCAACTTCTGGAGATGTAATAACACCACCATTAGCATACGCATTACCGCCTGCAGCTTGAACACCTACAGTAAATCCACCACTAAATTGTGCCTTAATACTATCCCATGCACCTGAAATTGCATTAGACACAGCACTAGGAATTTGTTTAATCCAATCTAGTACCGCATTATATGCATCACTTGCCCATTGACCTGCGGCAGCTACGAAACCGGCTCCCGCATCAGCACATGCACTTGGTAAATTCATAATGAAATTAATAACATCGTTAACCAAACTACTAATCCACGATGTGGCCGTAGCATATGCCTCAGAGGCAAACGAAATAACCGCAGCTACAAACTCAGCACCCAACGTGATCATGTACATGGGTAAATTGATTAAGAAGTTATAAATATCATCGACCATAGCACTAAATGTAGTAACTGCAAAGTTATAACATTCAGTAGCGAATGATACAACGGCAGATATAACAGCAGTACCAACTTGTACCGCAATCTCTGGCAATCGTAAAATAATGCCTATAATAAACCCTACGGCCATACCAATATATGTTGGTAAGTTTAACCATAGATTTACATAAGCAATTATTGCCGCTTTTAATGCATTAAATACGCTAAGGCCTAATGATAAGAACCCATTAATTACAGCCATAATACCGGATATAATGGCGCTCCATGCGGAACTTAAAGCAGAACACACGCTATCCCATATTGAACTCAATCCGGAACATACACTATCCCAAACAGATGTTAATGTGGCACAGATAGTATCCCAATTGGTTACTAATAGGTATATCACTGCAATAATCGCCATAATAGCAATTACCCAAGGACCCCCTATTAATGCACCCGCTGCTTTGAACGCACCCATTGCCGTTTCTACACCTTTAAATGCAGTAGTGATTGTAGTAATGCCTGATGCAAGTTTTGTAGCCGTGCCATATAGTAAGGCCAATTTCAATCCATTAGTTACTACAGCGGCAATAGCTTCCTTGTTATCTTTCATGAACGTTACAACAGCTTGTAATACCGGTATCAGCGCCGGTAATATTTGCTGAGCAATAGGGATAAATGCTTGCGCCAACCCTAATGCAACTTGCGTAGCTTCCGCTTTCAAGATGTTCATCTGTAGCCATATTTCATGAAGTGATTTAGGATCTATACCGACACCTTTGATTTGTGACGCGGCCGCTTGTGCATCTGCGTAATTTTCAAAGACTTTAGTGAGCTCCATGCCTTTTGCGCCTAATGTTTCAAGCATGAATTCCTGGCCACGTCCTTGTGCTACTGCATTTTGGTACCCTTTAGCCATGGCATCCAACTGTTGATTCATAGGTAATAACTTACCATTGGCATCGGTCAAGGATACACCAAATTGACTGAGATATCCTTGCAATGCTTCAGCACTTTTACCACCACCAGCCAACGTCTTATCCATTTTAGCGAAGGACTTTGCGGCTGCTTCTACATCTACACCACTTAACGTCATAATTTTCTTAAATTGCGCCGTCTCAGCAGTTGTCATATGTAGTTTATTAGATAATTGATAGAGTGCTTCACCGGCATTAACTACATTATCGATAATGGCACCAATACCAAAACCACCGGCGGCAACCATAGCAAAACTTGCAAGCTTCCCTGTAATACCACTTACGGCAGCACTAGCACCTTGCGCAGCTGATGCAGCACCTGCTAAAGGACTTGCACCACCCATTTTACTGATTGCATTTTGATGCGCTGTCTGACTTGCGATATTAGACCGCAACTGGGCTTGCCGTTGCAACATAGAATTTAGCTTTTGCTCGGCTGTAATTGCTGCATTCCTGTCACTAGCGTTACCAGTCTTTTGCGATATAGCTTGTAATTTTCTATACTGCGCCTGTTGGTCCTTGATTGCGTTAGATAACTTGTTGAGTTCCTGAGATGCCTTTGATACGGAAGAGGATAACCCACCATCGAGTTTACCTTTAATGGCAATCGCCATTTCTAAGACTTTATTGGCCATTATTTTTTCCCTTTCATTGCTTTATTCTCGCGCTCGATACCATCACTAATGAGCTGAACGTGGACTATGAACTCATCCACGTCTAGCTCTCGAATGAAGTAGTCCATCGGCGTGCTAGTGTATTTACTACACGTAATCGCACACTCGGTGAAATACCGTTCTAGGTCTGTTATTTTTCGGAATTGAGCAAAAAATTCTGTACCTCTAAGCACACTCTAGTGAAATCGGCAGCCGGAAGGCTATAAATATCATCCACTTTACAACCGCATGCAGCAGCTGCTACATGTGCTTGATATGTCATGGATAATGCTGGAACTGTGATAGTTCTATCTTCATTCTTAGCAGACTTTTCGCATTTAATTAATGTGTAACCACTGATGCCTTCAAATTGCAAGGAATGACCAGCTTTTACTAATTCAATACCTGTTTGTTCATGTGTTTCGTTCATAGTGTTATGTTTACTCATTAGTGATCGTCCTTTCTACAGACTAAATACCGAGCGCAGCACGAACATCGCCAAGGAAGTCAGTGCCATCAGAAATAGAATCTTTATATGCGTATTTATCGATTTCACGAACTACCTTGCCATCTTGTTCGAGTTTCAAGTATGTCGTTTCAATTGTGTTCGTTGCATCGATAGTATTGCCAGATTCATATGTGCCATTTTCTTTAGATTTAGCACGGCCACGAATAACGGCACGTGTAGGCACAATTACATATTTATCTTTACCACTATCCCAACATTGGATAGCACCGCGCACTTCTAAGCGTACGCCACGACCACCTGTAAGGCGGTGTGTAGTTTCTGTTGGAGTGTTCCAAGTAAGTTTAGTTTCCATAGAAGAGTAGTGGCCAATAACTGGCGCTTCTACTTCGCCTGCAATACCCACACCTTTTACAGTTTGAGTCATTACAGATTCACTAGGTAATTCTACTTTGGCAACACCTAAACAGTTGTCAGAGCCTTCTTCGTATACACGGAAGTCATTAAGTACTTCCGGTACTTGGTTGATAGATGCCATGATTAATTACCCCTTTCTATACTGTTTGAAATAACGTTTTGAAATAGGAAACATCGTATTCAGAAATGCTTTCAATTTCTTGCGCTGGAATTGGAGGTGTACGGTATTTGTGGAAGCGAATGATACCATTCAACAAATCTGTTGTAGGGTTTTCTGCTTCTTTAAATTCAATACGACCACCCAAGATAAAGCCACGAGAAGTAAGACCGTTAAGACGGATTGTTTCACTATCAAGAATTGTCTTGATATTACGTGGCAAGATAGGCATATCTACTTTTTGCCAATACGTTAAGATGAATGTTTGGTCATCCCAATCATTGAAACGGCGTACACAAATTAATGTATCCTTAACATCAGTTGTGCCAGGATATGCACCTGTGTAGTTGCCCCAAGATACCCAACTATTGATATTAACGGCTGTCATAATACCTTGAGAGTTCAATAAGTTAGCTTGGGAATGCGTAAGCATTACTTCCTTACCATTAGCTAAGCACAAGCCTGTGATATTCATGGACTTATTGGAAGGAGATAACGTAGGAATATCGCTATTAGATGCATCGCATTTACCAATAATGCCCATTATGTGCGTAGACATATGGAACATATAATCGCCATTGCGAACCATTGGCCAACATACGACCTCAGATTCACCTGTATAGCTATTACCTTTCTTCCATTCGTAAGCATCTGTATACTTAACAACTTGTGTAGTATCAATATCTACCAAAGTAGTCGCACCAAATAAGTTATTGATAACACGAGATTTTGCTTTCATTACAGAAGCAACCGTAGGATTTTGAGAGAATCCAGGTGCAGCAATAAGACCAGGCACAATACCAAAATGATGATAGATTGTATCAATCAATTCAAATCCTGTTGCTTTTTCGTTACTATCCACACCGCCGATTACGTTCTTATAATCGAAGTTTTCTACATCGAGTTCATCGTATGTGAGGTCCAATGTAGTTGCGGAATCGAATTTACCACCTTTGACTACAGAGATAATCAATTGATTCTTGTCATCAAATGCTGCCGTGTAATCCGTGTTGGCCACACCTGTTTGACCTGCACTAGATACTTGCAATGTATTGAGCAATACTGCTGCTTTTACAATGCATTTCTTGTCTGTCAATGTAGCAGTTGTTGTAGTTGATTTCTTATGTTTAGCAGGATCCAATACGTTAATAAATACGATTGGAGCTACACCATACAATTTGAATTGTGCATACATTGCTTCACACAATGTGAAATGTGTCCAATCTTCAGAATAGCCAAGTTGTTGAACAGCTTCTTCCCAGCTATAACAAATGATTGGCTTATTAACTACTGCGTTAGGATCTTCTGTGAGGTGTACAGGTGCAGTACCGAACACAATTGGAAGGCCGGCAGTAGTTTGGACAGGAGCAATTACAGAGGTAGCTTGCTCACTTGTTTTGACGCCATGATAAAAGGCCATTTATTTCACTCCTTTATAATTCTTCAATGCGTTAACATAGAATACATTTAATTGTGTACCTTGTGTTCTCACATCAATCATTGCTTGATTGAGTTCATCTAAAGACACGAATAAATGCATAAAAATAGGGTCTTCCGCTTCCGGCAGTGGTGCACCGTCGCTAAATACCATGAATTGGTTTAGCCGGCTACTGCGGAACGAAGGCCCAACATATACAACAGGGTTCATCGTTGTCTCCTATTCAATTACTTTGTTATCCGTAAATATCTTATTAAGATTTCTACGAATAACAGGAATATACACTTCAAATTCAAGATATCCAACCCATTGAGGATATGGTTGATCATCAGGAATTGTTGTATTAATGGTATTATCCTTAATTTCATATCTAAGTGCGACCGGATTATCAGATAGTAACCGCTCACGCACTACCTCTAATAGGTGATATAGTCCGACATGGCCTTTAGTTAATGCCTCGTCAAATGTAGTTACCAATACTGTAATCCCTACCGTCGAACTATCTGCATCACTAACAGAGTACGGACGTACTACTACGGCTGGGCATAACTTGCGCAAGTCCGCATTATTATCCACCCTTGGTAAGAAACCGCTCCATACTCGAATAGTGCTCGCGGTAACATCACTGGTTTCATTTAGCTTGCGCAACTCATTCATGAGATAGGCCGCAATGCCGTCTGATACGTCTAATGGTGTCATTAGTTACCTCCTAACGCGCGCTCTAATTCGTGATATAGGCGCTTTTCATACATTTCCATGCCTTCCTTTTGCATGGCATTCATAACAGTTTCATTACCAAACATTTGCGGTAAGGCTGGTCCATATATCCCTTTTAATGGATATCGTTCCTTGCCTTGGCGCTTCATAAAGATACCTGATGCACTCACAAAGCCATTTGGTACCTTTGTTTCTGTGCCTTTTTTAATCGACACAAATACACCTTTTCGCTTAAGTGATTTAATTTTGAAGTACTTTTGAGCGCTAGTATATCCACCTTTGATACGCATTTCTGTGCCATCATTCAATTTATTGATAGATACACCGGACTTTACGACCGACACACCTTTGATGGCGTAGATATTACGTAGTGCTTGCGTACCTGCTTTTCTTGCGGTTGTTGCAGCACGCTTCGAAGCGGCTTGGCAGACACGTCGAACTCTATCTTCTTTTAATGTTTCCAGTGCTTTTTCAACTTTTGCTACTGCACTTTTATCAAGTTCTAGCTCAACCATCCATCAACACCGCCTCTAGCTTCTGCTCTGAGTTCGATAGACACAAGTCCATCTTCTTCCGTTGCACTTTGAACGATGTACACATCACCATCTAATCGGAATACGTTCCCCTGTGATGGAATTTCAGGGATGTCCTTTAATTTGCAATGCACAAATACAGACACCCCGTGCAATCCGTCATTTGATACGTGAGAGCCATTCGATAGGAATGACTCCCTCGCCGTTGGCGATTGGACAACCGCTTTAGCTACTGTGCCATTTAGATTATGCCCTTCGGCGAATTCGTCTTCATTAAGGAATACATCGTCAATATCGCTTTCTAGGTAATCTCTAAATCGCATTATTTTTTCACCGTAACTTCCGCATCAACTTCAGGTAATTCCATTTCTTCTTCCGGTTCATCTGGAACGACTTCCAATGGTTCCGGTACTTCAACAGGATCATCTTCAGCAGATTCAAACTTATCAGATTCAAGCAAGGATAACGCAATCGCTTTCTTTTTGATGTCGACTACTTCGCCTTTGCCATACATCTCGCCTTCATGTGCTAAATAACCCTTTAATACTCTGATTTTCATAAGTAGGTTACCCCCTATTTAGTTTTAATCGTAGCCCAATCGTCGATAGTTTCAGGAATCAATACGCAACGAGAATACACAGTCAACGTTAATTCTTGTGTGCCCTTATTAGCATAGTAATTAGGCACATAAATACCTGCATATGTTGTAAATTGGTTGTCATCGTTAAGTAACGTTACTGCCGCGTGTTGTTGACGGCCACGACCAGGAACACCTAATACAGCTGCATCATCGCCGATAAATGGCTTTACTTTACCTTCATCATCTTGATATGTTTCAAGATATGCGTACACATCAATGTTCAAGGACATGATACGGCCAACATATCTAACTTGTGGAGACAAATATTCAGGCGCAAAGCTGAACATAGAAATGTTTTCACGATTAGGAATAGCTAACCACTTATTGATAGACGTATTATCAAGAATGTATTTTTCAACATTTTTACCGACGACCAACACAGTTGGTACGATACCTGCGTTTTCTTGAATTTTTTCAGATGCCAATTTCAAATCGTTATAAATATCAGCACCAGCTTGGTCCCATGCAGTAGTTGGTGTAATATCTTGTTCAAATTCGAAATCAATTTCATCAGTTAAAACAGTTGTACCATCATCCGCATAACCTTCAATTTTGCACTTACCTGTAGTAAGTAGCTCTGCCGCCATTTTGTTTTTACGATTAATGATTGTGCCTTGCAAGTAGGACAAATCTTCGGCTTGCATTTGAGAAGAACGTTGCGCAGGTGTCATTGTAGACACAATATTTTCTGCAAATGCACGTTGGTCAAGTTGATCTGGGTCAATAACTGTACTAGGTCCCATCATAGGCGCTTCATATAAAGCAATTTTAGAGCCGGCACGTTTAACATTAACGCCAGATGCACCACGAGATACGAAAGGTGCTAATGTACGACCACGTTTACGAGTTTCTACTGTGATTTTTTTAGAAGTTGCAACTGCTGGAACTTGTGGGAAGAAAGTATCAAGCAAGAAACTTGCCGGAGCTTTCATACGTTCCACCGCTTGCATTAAGGAAAATGTATCTTTGAAATCAATTGCCATTATATAGTTCCCCCTATTTAATGCTAGTTAAGAATAAGTGAGCGTCCTTGAAGTCCGCTTCATGATCATTAATTTTATAAGCTTGGTCAACTACCAATACTTCACGATTAAAGCGACCGGAAATGTATACAGTCAATACATTATGGTCAGTAGTTGCAGTAGTATCAGATACTACGATGCCAGCTGGCTTACCACTTGCGATTTTTTGGAATGTACCAGCATTATTTTCAAGCACTTGGCCACGTTTATAATCGCCCGCTGCTACTTTTACATTTTGAGTTAATACCGGTACACCGCCACCACCTAATAGGTAATCAGCTGCGACACCATTTACTTGTTCGAAATATGCCATTATTTACCGCCTTTCTTAGCATTCGCAAATGCTACGACTTCATCAATTGCACTAGCTTTTGCTACTGCATCGTTGGTTTCTGGTGTAGATGCACCTTGAGGTGCTACTTGATCCGCACCGGATTCCATTTGGTCAATAACTAATTGTCGAATTTGGTCGACTACTTTGTTATCAGTTGTAGGAATATCAGATACGGCAGAGATGAAAGGTGTTACTTCATCTACAGTTTTACCTTCCTTAACAGCCACATCAACTAAGCGATTGATGACTTCATTGTTACCTTTTAACGCATTTAATGCTTCAATGCGTTCGCGTTCTGCTGTTACTGCTACATTTTCAGCAGGTTCATTTGTAGAAATACCTAGCAAACCTTTTAAGCTTGCCATGAATTGGTTTTCAGTCATAGGTTTCTCCTTATGTTTTAAAAATTGTTTAATTTTGGCTTCATTTTTGGCCGAATACTTGCAAGATACTTTGTTTACAATAACCATTCCGTTATTCATAACAGCATTATCAATAATCGCCGTATCTACTTCATCAATTAGGCCGTAGGACTTTGCCTCGTCCGCTGTGAGCCACGTTTCGTCATCCATAAGTGTATTTACCTGTTCAGATGTCAAAACGTCGCTACGGCTCAAATAAACGTTTGCAATTGTTTGTTTAACACTTGCCAAATAATTTGCCATTTTGGTTAAGCCGTCCGCATCAAAACTATCGCCTAAATATACAGATGGATTGTGAATCATGTACAATGCATTACTTGGCATAATTACCTTATCGGCAGCGCACGCAATAATCGTAGCTGCGCTTGCGCACAGTCCATCAATGTGTGCTGTTACGTTGCCGGTGTAAGTCTTAATCATATTGTGAATGGCTTGCGCTGCGAACACGTCACCACCGCCAGAGTTGATGCGCATTGTTAAGTCATTACCATTACAACTAGCCAAGTCACTTGCAAATTCACGCGGTGTAACTTCATCACCCCACCAAGAGGTATCAGAAATATCACCATACAAAATCAATTCAGATTGACCGGTACCATCTTGATTTACAAGATTCTTAACAGACCAGAATTTATTCATCCTCTTCACCTCCTTTCGCTTTAGATTTAGAGCCAACGGAAGGATTAACCGCATCAGCTAGCCC